CTGGCTTGGAAGGAACAGAGTTGCTTATCAACTCTCTCGAACTGGTCACAGCAATACCGCTTTCTCATATTCACGTCAGGAGCGCAATCACAAAAACCACGCTTTATGGTATTCGCTGTTGCATCGCTCGAAACCTTGCAGAAAGCAGATCCACAGTCATCTCCAGTGCAGTCTACCACCGCATGACAACCATTAACAACACCGACAACAGTAAAATCTGGTTCGTCGGGATCCTTCGACTCGTCCTGGGTGAAAGCACTGAATGAGTTCACAGATTCGTAACCGGTGCCTTTGATGTCAGGCACGGAACGGACCCTGACACGACTGTTTTTCCCCGCGGCACCTTTAGCGGTAAACCATTTGACATTCTCTATAGGTGAAGAATCACCTTTGTCGTCGTCGCCGCCTTGCGTATCAATCTTGACTTCAGGGCTTCTGTCTTTCCACGTGGAACAGTCTTCAGCAGTAAAATCGGGATCTTTGCCGTAGGCGGGCCTGGTATCAGCGCAAATCTGATCACAGGTTGTCGCATAAGTTTTGACGTTCGCTAAATACTTGGTCTTAAGGAATTTGATCATGGCCCGATAGCTCATGTCGGACCTGCTGCCATCCTGCTGAAGGATGCTAAAGGAAAGGTGGTCATAATAGCCATCTGAACTGATCCTGTCGACGTCCACTTGCCCATTCGACAACGAGCAACCCTTAGCGAGCGTAACATTTATATCTACAATGCGACGCTTGAAGGCATCCGTGCTAACGGCGGTCTTAAACTGGGAATTCGGGTCCTTGTTAGTCGTCATGGCTATGAAAGTACTACTAAAGAACCTTCCTTTGGCACCAAGAGCGGCCATGTCAAGAATCACGGGGTTCATGTTCACAAGACTGAGAATCTCAGCACATTCATCGAACTTGGTGTTGGTTCCGAATTCCTCGATCAGAACACCGTTTTGACCGACGTAGCCGTCCCAGAACTTCATACCGGAACTGCGACTGTAGACATTGTTGTTGTATGTCTGGCTCAGAACGTCTCGAAAAACAGAGTTCATCATGTGGGACTTGCCAATACCGGGCTTGCCATGAAAATACGCGCACAAAGGCACTTGTCTAACGGCGCAAAGACCACGGTGAATGATAGCTTCAGCCTGAAGAAAAGCGAAATCCGCCTTTATCTTGGCGAAGACTTCTCGAGTCTTGTCATGGCGTCTAATGAGTTCTAGTTCCATCTCGTCGGCGCGAGCCGCGACACTTATAACCTGCTCGACGAAACCAAGCCCATTAATGTTGTTGCCAGCAGCGGCATATGCCTGTCTAAGCACGAGCATCTCAGAGACTATGCCGTAACATGCTTCATCTTCAAGAGCATCGAAACCAGTGGCTTCATACACCATGGACTGAACACAAGCAGGCAGCTTCTTCAAGAGAAACTTCAGGCAAACAAGACCGTGTTTGCCAGCGTTGACAAGGGGCCCAACGTGCTTAGCAGCAGCACAGACAGACTTGCATGTAACTGCAACGCCTGTGAACCACAGAGTGATGGCTGCACAAAACCTCGACGCGAAAGAAGGAACCGGAGAATCGGGATTTTTATTCAGGGACCCGAATTCTCCGTTGCCTGCTTGCGCGACGACGTTGATAACCTGCTCTATCTCTGTTGCGACTTGTTCAGTGCTTGAGACTCCAGAGCCAAACAAAACACTGCCTAAACTCTTAACAACGGAGCCGATAGCTTTGACAAGATTCTTAACGGCCTTGACACCGTACTTTCCAATGACATAGCCAACACAACAGATGGCCGTGACACCGAACATAATCTTCCATGGGTGCCGCTTAATGCCATCTTTGACACGTTCTGTCGCTGCGCTGATGACCTTGCTCTCAAGGCCCTGCCTGACTTTATCATAAAAATATCTGAAAAGCTCAACAGCCTTTCTGACGGGAAGCGTGGCAATGTGCACTGTGTCCGTAACTATTTCTTTGGCACCCTCAGTTATGCCTTGGACGACACCTTCTCCGACACTGACCGCGAGCAACATCGCGTCCATGATATCAGACATATCCTGGTCACTCTGAGGGACGATGACAGCAGGCTCCTCAAAACTCCAGCTATACTGCTGGTATCTTTCGACCTGGTCGTTCTTTGTGCCTTCTTCAAGACGTTCCGTTCTAGCACCGGAAGTGAGACAACAAGTCTCTAACAATTTTCTTGCGTATTTTTCCTCGGACCGAACTCTTTCGGGAAACAGGAAAACACTACGCTCGCGCTTAACGTAATACAAACCAACCTTTTCGGGGTCGGGATGTTTATCAACGTAAACGCGCTTTGTTTCTTCATAAGGGAATGAAATCCGAAATGACATAATTGA